TAGCTGTAGCTTCTTGTACTTTTTTACCTGCACGAAGTTTTTTGAAGTCATCAGCCGTCAATTTATCTTTTTCTGGCTCATGCACATCCAATTTCTGCTGATTTGGATGTAATTTCTCATTCATAATCTTTGATACTATGTCGGCTACATTTTGAAGCTTTTTATCGTTTGAAAACATTTTTTTCTCCTAGTTTTTATTATTATCTTGAAATTTCTTCCCAGTCCATAGAAGCATAAATGTCTGCTCCGTTGGCACTTGAGGCTGCAACCAAAGTTAATTCGTATGGTGTGCCTGTTAATCCATCTCTTTCCAACTGAAATTTGAATAGTGCTTCTTTTAGAATATCAATTGGTGCTGCGCTTTGGTTTGTTGCACCAGCAAAACCAGACGCAAGTATTCTACCACCAGATGTGGAAGTACCAGTTATATTATATTCCACAGCAGAGTTGTCTCCAGCAGAAACCCATGTTCCACCAGAAGTGGTTGCAGTTGCTCTAATCTGCCAATTGTAATACGCATTATTTGTAATACCAAGTAATGATAATGCAGTCAGAATAACAATTGCATCTAATCTGTCTGGTGAACTTTTCAATCGAATTGAAACAAGTGGGTAATATGTACCTGCTGTTGGTAAATCTTTTGGTGTGGTTATTGGTGTTCCTACAGCCTGTTGTAAACCCCTTAATTCGTAACCACCTTCTGAAATTACAGAAGAACAGATTTGTTTTAGTGTGCTGTTGTTTGCAGTAACACCAATATTTTTAATTTCGTATCTTAGCGGTAATGATGCTGTTGTAATGTATGTGGAGGTAACTAAGTTTGCATGATGAAATGTGTGACACAACACAAATTCTCCATCAATTACAAATCCCATACGAACAGAACCTAAACCTAACCACTCAACATCCATCCAAAGAATTTGTGCTTTAGTTAAATCTAATATTCTACCAGATGGACCAGTTCCATCCATTTTATCAATGTTCCAATTGGCTTGTGCAATTCTCGTTTCAACCATTGATCCTGTTACATGACTTCTTTCAACAAAATTGATTGTTGAGTTGGTTTGTTCTAAGTACATACCATTGTTTGCACCATAATAACCAACTCTCTGTCTTAAATTTGTCTTTGGTGATTCAAATACAACGGTTGTAAAAATCAATAATGATTTACCCGGTTGATATGAAAATACTTTTGTTGTTTCTCTAATAATTTCTGAATTGGCCGTTGTATCAACATTTAAGTTTACAAGACCCTCATTTTCACTAAACACAATTGTTGTGTTTGAAGTATTTGATGTTGACCATAATCCATTATCACGATAACGATGGCTAGAATCAAACAATGTCATAGGTTCAGATACACGCAAACGACCAAACGCATCAACAGAAGTACCACCAGTACCACCTGCAATGTTTCCATATTTGTCCGCCAACATGACCACCTCATAGATGGTCTTATTGGTGTTTAGAAATTCGTTTGTTTGTTTACTAAACTGTGTCATTTAGCAGTTCCACTTTCTTAATGCAAGTGCTTTGCGTGTTGGTTCACCATTTGGCTTCTTCATAGGACCTTCCATGCCACCCATTCTTGCACAGAATGATTTACGGCGATTGGCTGCTTTAGAACCTGGTTTTAATTTAGATGGCGGTGTTGTAACTGCCATCGACAACTTAGAACCTGGATTTTCACGGCGATATGAAGCAATACCTTTGCGATTCAATCCGCCTTCAGGATTTTTACCTTCTTTGCGTTGCCATGCAGCAGATTCAGTCATAAATTCTTTTAATCTTTTCATAGATAGTTCTTCGTTTTAAATGATTGTAAATTAATACCTTTGCGTTTTAATCTTAATTCATTTCCGTCAGAAACAGAAGTCACATCTTCACCACCGGCACCAATAGTTTCGGTGACTTGTGAGGCCTTTCCAGTTTTCTTCTTGATTTTTTCACCCATGTCACGAGCAATGCTTTCGCCTGCACCAGCCATAGACAAACCTGGCTCAATGCCTTTGTCAATTGATTCGACTATTTTCTCTTTTTGTTTGGCACGGATTTCTGTGAGCGTGAGTTTGCGGATTTGTTTTGTTGTGGTTTCTTCGTTAAGACAGGAGTTTCCTTCAAAGGAACTTTTTGTTCTTCCACTTTCGTTTCTACCGGTTTGTCCTCGCATGGTGATATTGCTGGTGTTGGTTTGATTTTCAGATAATTGACTAGTGCTTTTAACATTTGTGTTCTCCTCGTTTAATTTAATCACATAACCGTTTTTAAATGGCATAACTGTGCCATTAATTGTGTGGGCTTCTTTAGCAGCTGCACGGCGCAACATAAAAGTTCTTACTTTACCATTCGTGTCGGTAAGATATTTTGGTTTCTTTTCTTCAATGAAATTATCCAAATCAACTTCATCAATTGAAGTACCTAACAATAAAACATTTAATGAATTTGAATCTGATAGTGTGTAACTTTCACTCAACATTGATTCAAATTCTTCGTTGATCTTTGGTTTTTCCAACTCAACAGGAGTTAATCGGTCATGTACTGATCGATAGGTTACTTTACCTTGTTTACCATATCTACCAAATCCATAGTAGTCCAATCCCATCTTTTTAGCTTCATCAGATGCTTTGGATGATGGATGTGCCATCTTAACTTCTTTTGTTTTATCGACTTTAAGTAAATCTTTTCTTTCTAACTCAGAAGAAATCCATGCTTTAGATGTTTCTGTTTTTGCTGGTTTAGAAGTAAACTTTTGCATCTTTTTGTAAATGTCATCAAGTTCTTCTTTTTTAGCTTTGACAACATCAGGTGCAGCAGTTCTCAAATCTTCAGAATTGTCAAACTCAACATAATTATCTTTAAACATTTCTGCATACTTAGCACGAGAATTTTGTGATTCTTGCCATTTTTTCTTTCGAACTTCTTCTGGTACTGTACGACCACCACGCTGGCCTCTTTCAATATTTCTTTGCATAGAAACATCATCAGCTGTATTGACCATTAACATGGAAGATTCATAACCTAATTCTTCTAATTTATTTTTAATGTTAGCAATTTTTTCTACATCATCACCTGTACCATTAATGATTAAACCATTGCGACCATAAATTGCAAGACGTTGGCGTAATTCAGTCATACTTTTTGCTTTACCACGGACCAGATCACGCTTGGTTTTTTCGGATGTTGGCATTGTTTTATCAAGGCCTTTTTTATCCATTAAATATTCTAATGCTTTATCAGAATTGAGTTCTGTTAATCCATGGCCAGCAAGAGTGTTATCTAAAACATAGTCTTTACCTGAACCTGGACCACCTGCTAAAAATACCACTTTAAAAATGGCTTTGTCGTGTACGCCTTCGTTTAATAATTCTTCTTCAAAATCTAAATTTAAATCTTCTTTTAAACTCATACCTTTGCGTACATCATTATACATTTGTTTGGCATGTTCGTGTGACATGGATGACGGAACACCTTTTTTGAATTCTGTGAATTTATTATTTTTAGCATGTTCACGCATTTTGCTTGCAGACATGCCTGTTACACCCTCTGCATCTGGATCTCGGTCACCAGCTGAATGTACTTCTATTTTTTTAAAATTAAATAGTTTACCTTCACCTGTGCCGTTATACTTCTTTAATGTTTTTTTAAATTCAGCAACACGATCTGAACCACCAACCATATGTAGATGAGTTACTCCAGCATGGTGTAACTTTTCAGCTTGTTTTAAAAAATTGGGGTGTTCTTTTGTTGATACTGAAAAATTGGTGCCTGGAAATGCTCGTTCAGCATGTTTTAACTTTTGAGCGCCAGATAATGGATTTTTTTGTGAATCTTGAGAGTGCGAGAGTACGATATGGTGAGAACCACCAACCTTTTTGGCCAAACCTTTTACTGTTTGAACTAATTTTTCATGGCCACTAGTAATTGGGTTCATTCGCCCAAATGCTAGTACCGCATGGTTTTCCTTTTGCTCTCGCAAAAAGTCTATGAATTTCATATCTCCGCCTCTACAGCAGTTAAGTTTATCGTGTATTTATAATATCTTGTACTTGAGTTACATTATCTGTACATATTCCAAAAAATGATTTTTTGAGTGTCTTTTCTAGTGACCATTTTTGTTCTGGCATAACACCAATACATAATCCACCAACTGGTTCTTTTCCTGGATATGCCCAAGTATAACCAAAAGTAGTCATTGTATAGTCATCGGTATCATGCCAAAAACAATTTAATTTTCTAGTTTTCAATGCAATATTGAGGGCTTCTGAATCTTTACAATGAATCCATAACCAATCTCTATTATCTAAAAGATAATCAATATTAATTTCATATTGTGGTTCATCGTGTCCCAAATAAAGACCATTGTTGTAACACCTTAAATCAATTTCGACTGGAATATTCAATGATTTTACATAATCAATTTTTTCTGGACTATTTTCAGAAAACAAATCTGGTCCATCTAAGTTACCACGGTGTGAGATTAGTATCATAAGTTGGTTATAACTCCCATATTTTCACCTCTTGGATAAGGTAGTTTGATTTCAATGTCTTTACCAAAAACTTTTTTAACATGATCATGAACTTCTTTTGTACAACTCCAATTATAAATGTCATGAAATACAAACACAAATTTATCGGCCAAATGTGGTTTAATTGCATTTATATCTTTAATCATTTGACCTTCAAAATGACCAGCATCAAGAAAAACAAAGTCTAATTTATCTGTATGGTGTTTTGTAATTACAGAATCTACATCAATTGGCGACCAACCAATCTCTGCAAACATTGTGTTTTGTAACTCAAATTTCTCAATTAAATATTTTACACTCTTATAACCATCCGATTTATCATAAACTTCTCGTTCAAACTTTTCATATGTGCCAGCGTTACCACATTTTTCTTCAATGTACGCATCCATGGTTACAAATTTACCACCAGTCTTTTTAAATGCAGTACCAATGGCACTACCTGAAATACCAAATGCGGTAGCAAGTTCAAAACCTCTTTGCAAATCATTATCTACAATGGTGTTATGTAAAAAATCCCATTCTTCTTGCATGATACTTAATGGTACTCCGTGGCCAACCATTTTGATATGACCACGACCACTCTTTTCATATTTTACGGGGCCATCGTTAAATTCTAAAATAGTATCAAGCATTTTTATCCAGTTCTACATAAGCACCTTTTGGTGTGTGCATTAATGTTTTGTTAATATTAAACTCTTTCCATGCAAAACCTAAATTTTTGATATGTTGTTCAGTAATAACATGAGGACATAACAGTTTAGTTTGTGCATAGAGTGGTGCAATAAAACAAATTATTTTACTGAAGAACATCATTTGTGCTAGATTACCTACTTGCATTAAATCTCCGGTGCCTTGGCCAAGATGATTTCTATGTTGTATGGTGTAGAATGTATTAGGTTCAAACTCAGGTAAATCTTCATGAAATACCATGTCAGGTCTCATTCGAATTACCATGTCATAGTTGTTTTGTAATTGTGCAACATGTTTTTCAACCAAGGACACACCTTGATGTAACTTGTAATACATTGAAAGAATATTTTTTGGACGATGTGCAAAGTTTTCAAAATACTTACCACATTGTTCAAAATGTTTGTTGAAATCTTTCCAATATTCTTTTACATAATAAAGTGGTTTGTAAGTATCGATCACTTCTTGATCTACGATTTCAGGTGCACCTTCATAGATGCCTGTTTCATTTTGTTTATCACCAGGAATCCAATATGCCTCATCGTCCCAAGTGTGAATGAAAATGTCAGGATTATAACGATCAATAATCTTTTCTTTGAAATTAGGATACACCTGTTTCCAACAACGCAGGTGTCCTGTCAATACAACGGCTACTTTCATTTACGATTCTCCAAGAAATAATTTAGATCCTCTGGAGTTCCAATACCCCACATTTTCTCAATCTGTTTAACACGAACTTTCTTACCATCAGCAATAGCTTCGTTGAATACAGGACAAACATAGAATTCATTATTAGTACGAATGTTATTTGCAATCATTTGTTCTGCATACTTAACATAGTCAGAACCTTTTTTCCAAAAGTACACACCAACTGTTGCATTATCAGATATAGGTTTCTTCTCTGCAACTTCAGATACAAATCCATCATCACCAATTTTTGCATACGACCATTTTGGATGAGTTGCTTTGAATGTTAAAATGCCGCCATCGATTGCATCAGCATTAAAGGCGTACATACATTCGTTTGAATTCCATTCTACAAACTGATCTGAGTTTGCCATAACTAAAGGTGCATCATTGTCAATAAATTCTTTTGCGAGTAAGGTTGTGCAAGCGGCACCTTCAGTTATACCTTCTACTTGTACAATCTTACAATTAGGTGCAATCAGATTAAGTAGATATTTTAAATTATATTTTTCATAATGGTCTTTTTGCACAATAAAGATATAGTTGGCTTCAATATTTAAATTCTCAACTACAACTTGAATCATTGGTTTACCATGTACTTCAATTAATGGTTTAGGGAAAGTATAACCGGCCTGAGAGAACCTAGAGCCGGCACCTGCCATTGGTATCAATACATTTAATTTCTTATCTCGCCAAGGAATTAAAGAATTGTTCTCTTGTGCTTTTTCGAATTCTCTTATTTTGTCCATAAATTTAATTCCATTTAAATCATTTGCGTTTTCGACCGGATAAAGTATTGCACCAGAATCGATAGCACCTTGTCGGCCAATGTGACTATCTTCAACAATAATTGTATTTTTTGGTAATGTGTTTAATGCGGTCATACATTTCCAATACATTTCAGGAAATGGTTTAGTCCGTTTCACATCTTCATTACTTACGATATAATCAACATCACCAAGAATACCTATTGTATCGAGTGCAATGCGAATTGTTTCACGAATAGAGTTACTAGCGACAGCAACTTTCCATCCTTTTTTCTTCAATTCTTCGATAATATATTTGGCAGTATTATTTGCTGGTAACTTACGAATCAAATCGAATGTGGCATTTTGTTTATCTTGCCAAATCTGATTGAAGTACTTACGATCTAAACTTTTTTGTTCAGATAATAGTTCGAGTTTACGAGTAGTATTTAATCCATCATAAGTGCTCAAATGTTCTTCACGACTAATCACATATTCTTGGCCAATTTTTCTTAAAGCCTCATTTAATGCATCGTAATGCAGTTCTCTTGAATCAATCAAAACACCATCAAGATCAAAGATAACTAATTTATTGAGCATCTCGATGTACCTTGTTATGTTTCACAATTGATTTACCATTGCATTTCCAATTTGCACTTGTACGCATACGCAAAGACCACTCTACATCTTCAGCAGTACCCCAAGTCATTTCTTCATTCATAGGGAATTTTTTATAGAAATCTTTTTTAACAATCATGTAACCACCAGATTGATACATGCAATTGGTGTGGGACCATTCATCATAAGGCATAGCCGTATATCGTGGGAAAATAGGAGAGTCCCAAACAACCCAATCGGTAAAGTGTCGTTTGCCATTGATTAATACTTGTGCGTTACTGCAAACGTCCCAATCATCACCAAACTCCAAAAAGTTTTTGTACCAGTCTTTGTCAAAGGTATAGTAGTCATGCATAACAACTACATTATCATACTTTGCGGAATCTACAAGAACATTTTTCTTGCGAGTAATCCATCCTTCTTTTTGACTCTCATCAAAAACAATTGTATCTTTAAATGCATCGGTTTTAGGACCAATTAAAAGAATTTCATATTCAGGAATGTTTAATGCTTTAATTGAATCTATTACTTCTTGAATTTGTTTATTATCTTTGTATAATGTTAGAATTCCAAAACTAAATTTCATGTTAACCTCAATATATCATCTATTGTGTGTCTAATTAAATGGTTGTGTATCAAATACTCATATGCATTTTCAGTTTTCATAGTACCTTTTAATGAGGTATATGACTTCATGTAATTCAAAAGTTCTTCATCTTTTTCATAAGTAAATCCAAAATCACTCATTAGTTTAGCACCAGCAATATTTCTTGCAGCCCAAGGTGTGCCATTCAACATTGATTCTAGAAGAACTAAACCAAAGCCTTCTTTATGTGAGTGCATAATATAAAGATCAGCCTCACGAATTGCCGACATTACATCTTTGCGATCATCAATCATTAAAGGTTTTACAAATTCAGATTCTTGAGGAATCATATTGTGTCTATTGTCGTAACCTGTTAAAACTAAAGTTATATCTTTTCTACCAACTTGATTGAATGTTTCAACCAATTCATGCATGGCTTTATTTGGCCAATATCCACCACAAGATAGGAACATTAAGTCTGTTTTAATTCCATATTTCTCACGAAAACCTGGCATACCAACGGAAATATTTTCATCAATACCATGAGAAACTTTTACAGATTTTGTTAAATGGTTTTTCTTTGATACAAAATCCCAATCTTCTTTTGTTGAACATGCAATGTACTTAACATGTTGCATGGCAAATTTATAAGTATCACTTTCAGAAGGTACAATCAACATAAACAAGATTGGTGATTGAATTTTATTTGAGAGTTTTAATACGGCATCTTGTAAACCAACATCGCCACCATGAACGACAATTAAATCAAATTTTTGACTAAAGATTGTACCATCGGTTGTAACTTTAACACCATTTAAATCACCTTTATGTTCGCCAGCGAATACTGTAACATCATGGCCTCTGCGTAAAGTTTCTTCAGCCATATCACGAACATAATTTTCTGATCCACCTGGATAAGGTGCATAACGATGTACTACATATAGAATTTTTTTCATCCGTAGGTCTTTTCGAGTAGTTTTCTGACAGTAGGAACTCTATCGTATTGGTGTACAATACAAAATTCTTTACCTTTAGAGGTGGTTACTTTTTTACCATTGAATTTAGGAATAGGTTCTAATAAGTTTGGTCTAAACTGTTCAATCTTTGTGGGATCACCAGTAGTTCCCAATTGAGATGCCCAACCATCTTCAGACTTCATATACATTGAAGTGTCGATATATGGGTGTTGTGAGATCATAAAATTAAATGTTGATTGATCACAAATTGGAATTGGTCGACCTAATGCAGCCGCAAAAATATTTAAACATAAATCTCTCATGGCTGATGCACGACCACCTAAAACACCAACATTGTAAATTTCATTATTTTTAAATCTCTCATAAATGAATTGACCATAAGTTTCAAGTAAATTTTGATTACCCCATGGTTCATCTTTATACTTCATGCTCTCAGAAGCAAACACCAAGTTTTTACCTTCGACAAGATTTTCATCAAGCCATTTGCAAGGATTACTTTGAAAAACTACATCTTTAACATCAGTAGTGACCACATATCGATAGTCACCTCTTGCAATGTGGTTGTAAATATGCACAAAGCGTTCTACATGAACCGGTATTCTTGATTCATAGACATATGCTTTTTTAATGTGATCTTCTTTTCCTACGACAACTACTTGAAAGCCGTTTTTAGATAATTTATCTACGGCATCATAAGATATGTTGAGAGCGATTAAAGTTTTTTCGCCATCAAATCCTGATTGATTGATCGAGTTGACCCAATACTTGAGTTGATCCCAACCATAATTTGTACTGCATCCAATTATCAAATCTTTCATAACAACCCCAATTATTATCTATTACTTAGTCTTTTTATACCTTTTAAAAGAGGCAATATTTTGACCTGGTGTGTCAGCAAGATACTTTTTTACCAGTTCATCACTACCATCTTCACCTGCACCTGCTTTAGATTTCCATTCTTGTGCTTCAGATACACTCTTATGTAGTTTCGCACCTGTAACCTGCTGGATTAACTTCCAAGCGTCATGTTTTTTCTTATTTGCAATATGTGATTTTAACTGACTTTTCTCTTTAGATGAGGCAATGTTGTGAAACTTAACTAGTTCCATCACACCAATATTACCGGCATAAGAAGCTTCTTCTATTTTTTTCTTAGTCATTTCTTGTGAGAGCTAAAATTTTTTGTATTTGTGCTTCAATTGCAGCCTTGCGATTTGGCCAATAAATGTATTCTTTATCTGCCGTTTTTAATAGTTTGGTAAAAAACGGCAAAACTAATTTTTCAACTTCTTTAAGTCTTGCAGAATATTCATCGACAGTATCAGCCTTTTCATTAATGACTGCATTGTAATCTTCTTCAGAAACGGCAGAAAAACCAAAATCGTCATCACCGTACTCTGCAAGAATTTTATTAATATCGTATGCCATTATTTACTCCATGCCTTAGCTGCGTTAAAATTAGCCTGACTGAATTCCATTCTATCAATTAATTTAACTGCATTACCTTTTAATCTGTCTACTGCTACAAAACCTTCTGGTGCTGTAATTCTAAATCCATCGTCTGTTCTTACAAAAGTACCAATTGATCGAATGGTTTCTAATTTACGAACAATCATGAGTTTTGCTTCGACCAACAAATTCATCAAATCAAAAATACTTTTAAGTGCTGGTGCAGATGCACGAAAGAATCTCATAACTTCAGTTTTTTCTGATATGTATTTTTGTTTACTGTCTTGTCTTTTGACTTCTTGTATCTTTTTATTTAGTTGTGATTCCACATACTTAATTAATTCAATAGTATGAATACGAGTATCTGTAATCTTTTTACCTTCACGAACTTTAGCATTATTAAATGTTTTGATATAAGTTAATAATACATCACTTGCTGAAATTCGATTAAGTGTTAATGCAGGTATGCTTTGAAATAATGTACCTGCTTGTGATAATATTCTTGAAATTTGTTTTGTTTCGGCTTCTGTAAATGTTGCTGAACCTGAAGCATCGGTGAATGAAGCATCACGATACCATACATTTTTTGTAGTTTTAAGTCCACCAAGGTTAACATTAAATGTTGCTTTCATATCTTCCATGGTTTTACCAGAATATGTTGTATGAAACACCACACCAATTTGAGCAGCCATCATTGATTGTGCCAACTTAGATGCAGATGGTACTGCATACACAATAGTATTTGGTTGAAATGTAATATACGATTCACCATCAATTGTTTCTTTTTTAAGGTCGCCTCTAGTGAACATCATATCACCTTGCAACACACCTTTAATACCTAATTTTGACAAATGTTCTAGTGCATACTTTAGTTTATTATTTAAACCTTCAGCCGGATGATTTTCATCAATATCTTTATCTGTGTAGTTTAACTTTGCATTTTTATTAAAGATAGATTTTGTACCAACAAAAAATTTACCATTTTCTGGATTTACTCCACAAAAAATAGCAGGAGCACCATCCCATTTTGTAGTGATATTAACTTTAGATTCGGCATGACCTGCCAACATGTTACGCAAAGACTGTAAAAAATTAATGGCACTACGAGCACCAGCAACACCACCATTGAGAACTTCATCCTCAATGTGCTCTAAGTGTACATTTTTACCTTCTTTCGATTCTTTTAAAAACTCTATAAATTTCATTTTAGCTATACTTTATGAATATACTACTATTTTTTGTGGCTGAAGATGCGTATTGAAACATGTATGAACACAAAGCATCC